TAACTTATCGCTTGTACTGCTTTTTTAATCGGAAAGCTATTGATAATCAGAATTAAACCTATTAATCCTCTTCTTCTTCAACACTTGCTTTCTCAGCAGGTCTAGCCGACATAGAAGTATTCACTTCAGGCATCTCAATTTCTAACGATTCAGCTAACCTGAGTTCTTCCGCAAACTGTTCCATATTGGAATCACCGTCACCGCAGTTCAATGCTTCTGTCGCTGCTTCTACTGTTGTTAACGGAATAGCTGCTGCCAACACACCTAGTTTTTCTCGTTCTGCTTTTACTTCTTTCAACGGATCGATATGAGGGAACATAGAGCCTGTGAAACGTGCGTTCTGATAAGCTTCTAGCGCCATACCGTTATTGTCTAGCACGGCTTTATTGTAGCCTTCCGCGCGTATTTTACCCTTCATAATTTCGGTGAATAACCAAAAATTATAAATAGGCTGATAGAACTGAAAAGTGAAATCTTCACGGTTTACAGTTATCGTGTGCTCCCAATCTTTAGTAGCCGCACGACTCGCTGAAAAGCTATCGTTGTAGATAGAAAATGCGACGTTTGGCGGTATGCCAACAGCACCGCAAATGATGTCAGCATTCGTACTGTAAAACTCCTTAAAGAACATTTCCATACGACTTTCCAAAGCTTTCATTTCTGAGCCGATAGGCATGTTGAATGCAGCTTTATTCGTCGTTGCTGCCACATTGTTTGCCAACTCAACGCCGTTGATGTCTTTCGGTAAATCGTTTGTAGAATTGTAATCGAACGCCTTTGCCATATTTTTAGACAAAGGGTTTTCACCTGTAGACGCTGGCGAGTGTACAATCTGCAACACTATTTTAGCACGTTCTTCCGCACCGCCGACCATTGCTTCTTTATATCGTTCCAATTTCTTCAACGTCTCCAAACATACTGAAATCAAAGGCACTCCGCGTTGATTCTCTAAGCGGTGTTTATTTCCGTAAACAAGGAAAGCAGTTACTAAGCCTATCGAGTTTTTAGCTGGTATCGTAGCAAAAGACATATCCTCTTGGCGTACATGGTATGCGATGTGTTCACCTGATGGTGACAACTCAATGCCGTTTCTAATCGTGTTACCGTTGGACAGTTTTTGTCCAAAATAGTCAGTACCGAATCCAGGCGATTGCACTAGTGCGCCGTCAATGAGTTGAACGTTCACATATCCTTTTTCTGTGTGTCTCAAAACCACTAGCACGTCACCGCCGACTTTTGCGTTTTTCATTGCGTCACGTGCCAATAGGTTCAAGTTTTCCATACCTGAGTAACTTGACTTTCTTGACTTCGCCCAAACTGCGAAACGTGCTTCCGTTATCTCGTTGAACGCCTCTGTGTCAACCTCAATACCTTCTGAGGCTAATACTTGTTTAACCGGACTCGCTTGTAATTTCAAGCCTTTTGACACTATCCACAGAATGAATTTATCAATGATAGTCTTCGCCATTTCTGATTCGGTGTAAGCCTGCCAAGAACGTAGCGACAGCAAATAGTAGTCAGGCATGTAGTCTTTAATCGGGCCTATTTCACCGAGATTCTTTTCGCCGTTGTAGGACGTTGTAAATAAAGTTCTGTACGTACCACTACCTGAGCGGAATGACGCTTGCACCTGCTTAGTTGTTTGTGCAATAGGTGTTACTAACACTTTCCAAGCTTCTTTTATTTTATCTACCGTTCCCATTTATAAAGTTTTTACTGTCTACTAATCGTACCTGTCTGCCGTTGAGCTGATTAATCCAACGTTGGCGAATTGTTTCAAATGCTGTTATCGCATTGGCTACTTCTGCCGCGTTTCTGTACACCGTTCTTATCTTGGTTTGTCCGTCGTCTAACGAGTATTCACTAACGCTGCCGTTTGCAGCCGCTTTCAAAGCAGAGTCTTCCAACGCCGTTATAATTACGTTAATCCTGGCTATTTTTGCCCGAACGTCTATTCCTTGATTGATATATATGTCTGCGCTGTCGAAGTATATTGCCATGGTTATAAAGTTTTTATTTCATTAATTTTTGCCTGAGAAATATCGAAGGTCGCATCACCAACAGTGTAGCTTCCACCAAGTAAAGCGATAGCCGCCGATATCTTTCCGAGTTCTGTAATTATTTTGTTTTGATATGCTGTCGTCGCATCGCTTAATTTCTGATACCTGACAGCGTTATCCGTGTTACCGCCGAATTCCATCGTGCCGTCTGCTTTCAGCCATACGTACAGCTTCAAGTTACCGTTCGCATCCGTTGCATAAATTCTGAACTCACCAACATCGGCAAGTTGGTTCTTGTTGAGATAGCCAACAATAACGTCTTTGCCTTTCTCTGCGGTCTCAGAATAAACGGCGACCATGTCTTTTATCGGGTTGGAGTCTATGCCATACGGCACAGCCTCAAACGGCGTTCTCACGTCGCTTTTACCGATACGCAGTACTTTGATTAACCTGCGTGTCAGGCTGTCTATTTCAGTTGATATGACCTTCGTTAAATTCACTAATGCAAGTTAATACCTTTAAATAAATAAACCGGCGTTTCACCGTTATAAACTTCAGGCAATACGCAGTGAAGCGTCGCCGTTGTCTTCGTTTCATCGCCTGTAAAGTCTATGCTTTCAATAAACCACGTGCTTTTTTTATACAGATAAATCTCAGGATTGATAACAGTCACCAAATTATTTGGCTTCAATATCTTTCCATCAACTAACCATCTGTCGGTAGTAATCGTAAGCTTCAAGTTCTTAAGCTCAGCAGCAAGTGCTGTCTTAGCCGCTTTCTCTGTGTCGTTATCGTCGCCACTTGTCTGTGTTATCGTCGTCGGTCTGTACACGGTGTTAATCACATACGGATTCCGTATAGTGTATTCACCGGCATTACCCCCATCACTGTCTGCTTGTTTCATTACGGTGATATGAGAGTGCATTGACTGTCCGTTGAAGTTAAGCTTCATTGTCGTACCCGGTAAAGATTTGCCGTTTGGCACATCGAATTCGAGAATCGGTGTTTGTTTTGTCTTCGCTTTCGTAAATAGCAGTTCGCCTTTCTCAGTATGCGACATTACTATATTTTTCTGCGTTGCCAACTCAGATAAGTAGCGTTCTATCGTTTGCGTCTCATTGGCCGTTGTTGCTTTAAACGTGCCGTTCATAAGCGCCTCGACTGAACTGTCGATTACCATCTTAAGGTTGAACGGTCTAATTAGTTTCTGCGCTATTTGCTTTAGCGATAATCCATTGCTTTGAAGCGGATATATGCTTGTAGGTATAGTGCAGTCCGCCAGCACACCTGTGAGCGAATAACCGGTTATCTGCACAAAAGAACGAACGGAAGCGCTAGTAAAATCTTGACCTAAAGTAAACCCTGTGACTAACGTTTCACCGTTATATGTAACCTCGCATTCGTGGTAGTGTCCAATGCACATTAGCTCTTTTAGCTCTGCGTTATCCGGATTGAAGTAAAAGCCGAATCCGAACGTATCGCCAATAGAATCAAACCTCAACCCAAGTGTGAAGTTGTTAAAGAAATCAATCTTTCTATTGCGAATCCTGTCGTTTATTTTCAGCCCTAGCCCTGTCATACGTAATAAACTATTTTTCTGTTTTTCTTAACTTGTATCATACGTAATAAACTATTTTTCTGTTTTTCTTAACTTGTAACATCTCGCTTAATCCTGCGTTGTTAGACGTAATCATATCGTTCACCGTTGTATCGTCAACGTTGAGTCCGTAGAACCTGTGCGCAAGCAGAATCCAATTACTGTCTTTCTCCAAGATAATAGAGCGTTCCTGACGTGCAGACAGCGCTATATCGAAAAGGTTGGTGATAGTGTAATTCACCAGGTTGTTCAAATCCGTCTGTGCCTGCACGTCTGGAATAAAGCTGTCTACGTTTCCGTTGTCGTCTGTCTGCAGGCCGTCCAACGTTGTCATGTGTGCATTGTAAGCTGTCAGCAAAACGCTGATAGTTATCAGCACGTCTGTTCTGTTGGCGTAGTCGCCTGCTCTCGGTGTTGACGCCGCCAAACAAAGTGCCGATAAAAGCGTATTCCCGAACGTTTGATAAATCGACTTATCAATTAAATCCGTTACGCCTGATAACATCGAGCTGTTAAGCGCTGCGATTTGTTCGTTTAAGATAGTGAACCTTTGCGTTACAGACGCATCAAACTTAGCTGGTGCGGATATTGCCGCCTGCGAGAACTGCATAGCTGTCAGCGGATCCGTTGTCAGGTCCTGAACTGCTGCTTGCGCCTGATTAAAGTTGTTATAGTAATCCTGCGTATCGCTTTGTTGGTTGATAATTTTCTGTACAGATGAATCAGACTTCACCAAAAACACTTCTGTTTTATTGATGGTTAGCGGTGGTGCGCCTTTAGCTGTTATCTCTTCCACACAGACTTCTGCTGCAATCTCATTGCTTGTTACTACGTCGTTTGCGATTTTATCCTGTGGTGCAAAGCTGGCACGTGGGTACTCGTCCGTTATTGTCTCCAACAACTCCACTTTAATTTCAGAGACGTTGTA